GTAGCAATATGAAAAATATTGTCCTCGATTTATTTGGCGGTTCGGGAACAACGCTTATTGCCTGTGTTGATACAGAACGGTATTGCCGGATGATGGAGTTAGATCCTAAATATGTGGATGTCATAGTGAAAAGATATATTGATAAAGTCGGCAGCGATGCCGATGTTATTGTTTTAAGGGGTAATCAGAAAATAGCTTGCCAAGATGTGACAAACAATTGCCAACTTCTATAGTTTGGAGTTTAGAGAACCAAAATAATATTCCAAACCGATGCAACTGCAACAGGTTAAATGGTACAGATCATGTAAAATTGAACATTGTTATAGTGACTTTTATAAGATTTAAAAGGATATTTATTCTAATATGTCGAAGCTATATAAAATGGAAATATACGAACCTATTTCAGTAATGCATCCAGATTTTGAAATTATACGACAGTGGTTATTAATTACAAAAAATGAAATTGGATAAACCCTTGTTTCCTAAATTTATCAGATATAAGAAAGATGGTTTTTATGGAAGAGAAAGCAAAAGATTTTTTAACAAAATACTTGACAAACCTAGCAAAGGGATGCGTGCCTACTCCATTTACAGCAATTATAGATACTATTCTTGAATGTAAATCTGATGAGGAACTTAAGTTAAAGTTTGATCAATTAAAAAAACATGCAGAAGAGTATGCAAACAGATTACAGAGAGCTATACCTACTATCCCAATATCTGTAGAAGCTGAATATGCAACGATTGTGGTGCTTTATTTTCTTATAGAACCCAAGCACGTAAACTTTTTGTTAGATACAGATCAATTTAAAATAGAATTAGAAGCATTAATAGCGGAATCAGACCTTATAGGGGATTATGAAGTCTATTCTGACTGTATTATATTACAATCTCCAGATGTTGAAATTTCTAAAGAAGAATGGCAAAATATAGACATTAAATTATTTAGAGATACTTTATACTCGGAATTTGAAATTAAAATAAAATCAATTCTCTATATATAGTAATCAAAAAAACAACTTGTGTTGTTTTAAGATTATTAGCTGTATTATCAATAATTCATGCAATTATAGGGTATAGTTTGTGGGTTTTAACGAGTCGCTAGAAATTATGAACTTAATTTGCCTAAGAAGATCAATGATTAAAGATGATTTAATACCTTAAAATTCTAATCAGGGGTAACTACTATGAATAAACAGCAAAAGACTACTATGAATCAATTTTTCAAGGTAGCAAAAAAGTTATCAAAGCTTGGTGTAATTCGTTCAAGTAAGTATTTAGGTGATATAGCAGAGTTTATATGCTCAAACCTTTACGAGATTCAATTAAATCCATCAGGTAGGGCTATAGGATTTGATGGTACTGATTTGAATGGCAATAAGGTTGAGGTAAAGTACCACGGGGGTGAATCAGGTAATAATATAGATCTCTCAGGGTATAAAAAAAATCAGATATTTAATGATTTATATATAATACTGGGACCTGATAGTAAGATAAGACCAGATAATTCTCCCCCTGAAACTTATCTGGTTTATCGAATTGAGAACTATACTTATGAAAAGTATGGTAATATGGCGAAAACTATCTTAAGCGAAATCGGTTTTGACAAGGTATTGGATATAGACTTTAATGATATCACTGAACAACATATTTTACCTAGTTAAACATAGTCAAATTATCGGGATACCAAGAGGTGCCCCGTTTTGTTTTCAAAGAACTTGCCTTCGCTAAAGAACTAACATGAGCAAATACTCTTAACTTCTTTGCCATACCATTTAAACATATAATTGATTTATTGAGAAATTTCGAAAGGGGTTACTTTTTCATTTTAAGAAATGGTAGACACTTTAAATACTCGGACATTATAAATGAGCAAGAAGCGGTTTAACAACCGAACTCTGCTCATTTATTTGTCCAAAACCCCATTATTCCGCTTGATTTAATGAACATACAGAGTGATTAATGGTGTACGTTCAAATCAAGAAATGGAGGATTTTATTATGTTAATGAATCTTACAGGTCTTAGTCGGAAAGAGGTTTCAGGCATCATTGGGGAATGTTTAGAGGTAAAGCCAGAATACAAGGGAGGAATCACATACCAATATTATATAGGCAAATGGGCTGTTTTTATGGATTCTGCGGTTGAGCCGGAAAAAACTGATGGTGAAGCTGGCGATGAGTACAAGGTTGGCATTTGTATCCCGAACAATATCAATCAGGAAGAATTAGCTAAAGTATTGGGTTCCTTAAAGGAAGCTGGTTCAATAATAAATGCCAGCTGCAGATTAACGGTTATTATAGATGATTCAAACCATACCGAGAAGTCAAAGACCAATTTGATGAAGCTCTTTGAGAGTAAAAGGGAATTAATATTTATGGCTCTGGGAGTTGAGAATGGCAATATTGAGATAGAAGAAGATAAGGTTATATTTAAATTGTTTGCCGCAACATTGGATGCAGATAGGATTAAGACATACGAACATTTCTGCACTTTGCTGAACCAAATGGCTCTAAAATCGAAATCAGCTAGTAGTAAGAAAACTGAAAGTGACAATCCGAAGTTTACGTTTAGAGTTTTCCTGATTAGGCTTGGTATGGTTGGCAATGAATATAAGGTAGCCAGGAAGATTTTGCTTGAGAGGTTAGAGGGCAATTCAGCCTTTAGGAGTGGAAGGAAACCTGAGAAGGTAGTTGCGGAATAGGACTATATGGCCTATATGGCCTATATATCGCTTCACGTTGCCGCGTGGGGCGATATTTTTTATTGGTGGGATAATTGTTCAATTGGATATAAGGTGTGGCACACAGGCAAAGGTATATTTCAATTTTACTTTTCGGTGGGTTCAGAGTTATGGTGCTACCTAACCGAATAAGGAAAGGAGATATTTGTAAATGAACACTGAAAGCTTAATATTGCAAACTCTGAAAGGGTTACTGGTAACTGGGATTGAGAAGGTTCATGTGCTAGGATTAGAAGATGCTCAGGATGATCTTAAAAAGCTTAGGGAAGTATACGAAGAATTAATTTTGTTTTGGGGATTGGATGAAGAACTAATTGATGAGTTCGATAAGAAGGTTGGGTTATTAAAGTAAGTGTTGCTGAAAGGGGCTTCGATTGAAGCTCCTATTGAATTACCAATTGATATTTATATAAATGCCAATTTATGCTACACTTGGTTCAAGTAAGATAAATTAAATATGTCGTAAGGATTTAGAGTAACGATAAGGAGTATTCTAAAATGATACCAAAAAATATTACGAGAGAAGCCATTATAAAATCAATTGAAAAGGTAGATCGAGAGGGAGTTCCAAAGGGTCGAGAGTCAAAAAAATATAACCTAAGATATAACGAGAAAAACTATCCTCCTAAGTACATCGTTTCTATAGCTAACTTATTAATAAACGGTTTTGAATTAGAACCACATGAATTTAGCGGTGGCAAAGAAAGTAATGATTTTCTGGCTGCTTTGGGATTCGTAATAAAAGGTGTTATCAGTGATAGTGTGGAGTCCAAGGCAGATAGGTTAATTGACAATCTACGTATATCGACATGTCCAATCCACTCTAATGGGTCGTATTCAATTCAAAGTAGAACAGAGCTTTTAATTAAGTTAATAAATAATTTCAATGGAAAAACTGATTTGCTAATCATGCCCGCCGGATTTTTTCAGACAGAAAATTCACCAGAGAGTCTATATGGGGAAATTGAAAAAAAGTTAGTCGGCGAATTAATGAAAGTTAAAAGCAATATGCATGTGTGTTTTGGGATTGATGGTAGAAATTCTGATGATCAAATAGGAATATCAATTAGAAGTGATGGTATCGTTGCGATAGGGAGAAAGTTTTATCCGACCGAAGGGGAAAGAAATTGTATTATATGTGCAAAAAATCATTTTGTCAAAGAAAATGGTTACAGCCGAGTTTTTGAAATTAAAAACAGACGGTTTTTTATTGCGGTTTGCTATGATGCATTCGGAATTAGAAAGCAAAAGCTAAGTAATCCAGGAGCAGACATAATTATAAATTTGGTTCATGGTTTCTACCCAAAGGGTGAAGGTGGTTCTGGGGAAGTCTATTTTGCTAAATATGCATTTGCTGGTTCGTCAAAACAATGGGGATGTCCGACATTTGGTTCAGCAACTTTTTTTAATAGGACAATCCCACCGAATTGGCCGACTGGAGTTTTATGTAAGGAAGATAACAAAAGTATTCAGGAATGGAAATATACTGAGAATGGTTTAAATGTCAATAAAGAAACAGTTTTAAATAGTGACAATGAATCGGTATTAATTAGAACCTATTATGTTTAAGAGCCAAACTAAAGGCTCTTTTTATTTTGAGAGAGGTGAGGTGAAATGGGTTCAAGAAGTAGAAATAATACGAAATGGTTGACAAATGTTTTCCCCCGTTTATCTGAGATTCGGAACTGGTGTATGGAAGGAAAAACCAATGAAGAGATGTGTGTGCTTTTAGGCATAAGTCCTGACAGTTGGTACACTTATATGAAGGAACATAGTGAGCTAAATGACATTGTTACTGCGGGAAAGTCTGTTATAGATAACCGCGTAGAAAATGCTGTTCTCAAAACCGCTTTGGGTTATGAGTATGAGGAAATCAAAACAATCATTGAAGAGGATAGAAATGGCAAGAAGCGTACCCGAATTGAGAAAACAAAGAAACATATGCCACCTAACGCGACTGCACAAGCGTTTTGGTTAAAGAACCGAAAGAAGGATGAGTGGGGCGATAGGAAAGAAATTATATTTGATACCAAGGCTCAGGAGGAAGAACGAAAGAAGCTGTTCCTTAAAATGGTCAATGATGAGATTGTTGATGCTGATTATTCTATTGAAGATAAAGTGGCAGCACTCCCCGATCCCGAAGTTATAGAAGAAACTGAAGAAGGATTTATTGATGAGTTTACAGATGAGGACTTCGCAAGTGAACAATAATCTTATGTCGTCAGTTATATGGGAGATAAATGCCCAATTCAAGGCCAAAACTGCCTGAAATCAGCCAAAATTGAATCCATAATTAGTCTTATGTCTCCAGTTGACTTATGGGCAATAGAGAGCGAACATGGACACACCAACTAAAGAAAGGGTGTGTTATATGTTTGATTTAAGCGGTTTTGAGGATTATCTCAAGGGCAAAGAACTCAGTAAGAATACCATCAGCTGCTATATTCGAGACAGCAAGGTCTTTATTGATTGGTATTCCAGTAGGACGGATGCGGGACTAGACAAGCTGATTCAACTCGATGCCATTCAATATAAGAAGCATTTGCTCAGTACCAATAAATCGATGGTGACAGCCAACAGAAAGGTTGCCAGTGTTAATGCCTTATGCAAATGGCTCTATGATAGGGGATTAATTCCTGATGAGATCAATATAAAAGCAGTAAAGAATCGGGATGCTCGGCAATATAAAGGCTTAGAGGAAAGTGATTTAAGGAAACTCCGAGCCGAAATACACCGAAACCGCAGTTCACTTCATATATGTATTATTGAACTATTGCTTGGTACTGGCCTTAGGGTAAGTGAACTTTGTAATATAAGGCTCCAGGATATAGAGATATCCGAACGTAAAGGCTCAATCAAGGTGCTTGGCAAAGGAAATATCTATAGAACACTGCCACTCAATAAGGATGTTCGCAAGGCAGTTAAAGATTATCTGGATGTAAGACCAGCAGTTGATAGTGACTTCCTATTAATTGGGCAGCGCGGAGCATTTAAAAGGAACGCAATCAACTTAATCTTAGAAAAGTATGGGCAAAGAGTAGGGGTTGAGGTTACTCCTCATCAGCTTAGGCATTCGCTTGGTTATAGACTGGTCAAAGAGAATATAGAAATAACAACCATTCAGCAGATACTCGGCCATGACAATATTCAGACCACGAATTTATACACGGTTACAACTGAACAGGATAAGGTAGAGGCTCTGGAAGCCTTGGAGTGGTAAGATAGCCGCTCTATTTTTATGCACCTTTCCCAATGGGAGGGGTGCTTCTAGTTGTTGAAATTGCCCCAACAGTAGATGGCGTGAAAATTTTTTTGACAATTTTAATAGGAAATTATTTATAGATTATTATCTAAAACTATCCCCTTGTTTTTAAGATTCTCGATGCACTCTTTCAGATAATTGTAATTATGGTCTGGGTAAATGGGGCTACCAAATTGTTCAATATAATTAGCTTCATTTGGCTGATTAGCTAGTATTTCAGTTTCAGGGGGTGAAAGATTTTTGCCTCTATAGTTTGCGCTGTACCATAGTTTATCTGGTTTATAGCCACGGTTTTCCATCTCATTCATCACAATTCGATGATATTCATATAGCCTTGCGGGACTATATTTAAAAACATAGTCAACTGTTGCATGTTTCTTGCCCCAACCTTTACCACGGAGAGCACAGCATTCTCGATGTTGACCCAATAGTTGTTGACGGGGGAGTTTAGGTATTAAATCTTGATGCCATAATCTCATTTAGAGCCACCCCTATCATATTATTTACAATGGCTATTTTTATAGTCTAATTATTCCACTTGAAAGGAGGACTTAATGCAAGTTATACCCGAACAAACACACGACCATCACCGCCAAAACCTCTTGCTAAAGCAATATCTGAACAAATACTTCTCCCAGGCAAAAATAGAGGAACTTGTCGGGGAGTTTTCATTTTCAGAGCTTCGCAAGTTACTTGGCGAGATGGATATAGAATTCTTTGCCCTGTGCTATTTCCCAAAATATTTCGACCGTAAGTTTGGGGAATTTCACAAGGAGTTATTCGAAGAACTAAAATATATGTTAGACAATAAAGGGTTGATTGAGGCTTTCGGATTACCAAGGGAACACGGTAAAAGCACAATCAACTCTTTTTTATTTCCGTTGTATTCAACTTTATATAATAAATCTCAATTCACCTTGATTATCTCGGCAACGGAGCAGATTGCTTTGCCATTCCTAGATATGATTAAGGATGAACTTGAAAATAATCAATTGCTTCTTGAGGACTTTGGGATTTTCAAAGGAAACCGTTGGAACAACAATGAAATCTGGATCAGGGGCAAAGGTGGAATTGATGCCTGCATCATGATTCGTGGAATAGATGGTTCTTTAAGGGGCATACACTTCAAACAACATAGGCCACAGCTAGTCCTGTTGGATGATTTGCTAAAAGATGATACCGCCAAATCAGAAACCAAACGGGAGCAAGTTAAAAATACTTTTACGGATGTTGTCATTCCGATTGGCACAAAGGATACAAATATTTTAGTAGTCGGTACTGTCCTTCATGAGGAAGATCTCATGGCTGATCTCTTGAAGGGAAAAATCCCTGGAGTAAGAAGCATTAAGAAATCGGCAGTCATAACTTTTGCCGAGCGAGATGATCTTTGGAGCGATTGGGAAGCAAAATATAATAATCTTCAGGACTTGGATAGAATTGATACTGCTAAGTCCTTTTTTTATGACCATCAGGAGGAAATGCTGGAAGGGACAGAAATATTGTGGCCTGAGTATTTGGATTACTACTATCTCATGTGCAAAAAGCAAGCAATGGGAGACAAATCATTTTACAAGGAAATGCAGAATGATCCCCGCAGTACCGATGACTATATATTTAGAGATATCCAATATTGGGACAAGCTTCCTAATTTTGAAGAAATGGAAATTGTAATGTACATAGATCCTGCAATTAAAGCAGGAAAACGAAATGATTTTTCGGCAATAACTATTCTCGGAAAGCATACAAAGACCAAGCAGAAATATGTGATAGATGGCAGTATTTATAAAATGCTTCCAGATGATCTGTTTCAAGAAGCCATTGAAAAGTTAAAGCAATATTCCGTTGAGAAGATTGGATTTGAAACGACAGCTGCACAGAGTTATATCAAGCAGAAGTTTGAGGAAGAACTCTGGAAGGCTAAAATATTTACTCCTGTGGACGAAGTAATAAGCAGAGGACAGAAACATGAGAGGATTATATCGTTAGAACCAGAGGTTAAGAAAGGGCATATCCTATTCAATCCTTCTAACATCCGGTATAATAACCAAGTAAAGGATTACAACAAAGGTGCTAAACATGACGATGCGCCTGATTCACTTTATGGAGCAGTACAGTTGGTTGAAGGGGTTAAGAGTATCAGGTTTTTTAATAGGAGTTTGTTGTTTTGAGCTGCTTTGCATTATTGCGTACTTGTGGAAAATTAAAAGCTAAAGATTATTTATATTTGTGGAGGCTAATGGGAAATGTGTATAGGTGAAACCAAGATACAAAATAACATCTCAGATTACAATATTAATAATGAGTTTAATAATAATTTTGGCACAGATGAATTGAGTAAAAATGGTAGGTATCCTAACATAAAAGCTTACATAAAGAGCTTTCTGGAGTCAAGTATCTTAGAATATGACTGCGATGTCTCGGGGTATTCTATGTACTTATGTAAGGACGCATGGGAGTTTTTAAATGATGGTAACATTGGTAGCCAAGAATACTGCAATAAGAATAAATACAAGAAAGAAATTGAAGTAAATGGATATATATACAGAGGCGATACGCTTAATTCATTAAAAACACCATTTAATCATTTCATTAATTTTTATTATAAAAAGCTCGGGAAAGACGATTTCAATATGAAAAATAGTGGATATAGATGGTTATCCAAAAGATTTGATGTGGCATTTAGTGAAGAACAATTGGATAAAGTGCCTTATAGTAGGTTGATTTTAGATCAATTCGAGGTATTTGCTGCATTAAGTGACACAATAGGAAATCAATTCCCCTGTCCAAAGTATTTTAATGGAGAAAGGAGCAACTATGGGAAATTTGAATTTTCAGATCTGTTCTTAACAGTAATTAATGAATACTATATACATGATGGAGATAGTAAGAAGTTAGAAAAACTATTTATAAGTATCGAAGATAAAGAGTTTAAGGTCCCATCATCTGGAGAAAATAGGATTTGGACTAAAGAACAACATACAATTAGAACACTTGATAACTGTCTGGAGTGGCTCTCCAAGTTTGATGGATGGGTAAATTTTATTGAAGATAATTACTTTCAAGACTTTATAGTAGATGCTAAGCCTAGAGAATTATGGAAAGATCACGATTTTGAAAAACTTGATTTACCTGAAATTGGTCAAGAATTTGTTGATTATTTGAAATTTATTAATAATGGAATTATCTCTCGAGGTATACGAATTAAAGAAAAAGTAGTTAACAAAATCAAATAAGCATATTTATATTTTGAGAATTTGTGAATCAAAACTGCTAAGCCTGTGCCAAAAACGGTACGGGCTATTTTTATGCCTATTTTAGAAAGGTCGTGATATTTTGGATATAAACGAAAACTTAATAATTGAATGTCTTAATGAACTTAATAATCATGCTCTAAGAAAGAAAAAATACAAGGACTACTACGAAGGCAACCATTCAATCCTTACAAACTACCAAATGCAGGACAGTCGAAGCAATATGAGACTGGTGTTTAATTTTCCTAGAAAGTTTGTGGATAATGAAACTGGCTATATTCTCGGCAAACCTGTAAATTACATTTCCAAGTCAGGTGATTCTGAAATTATTGCCGCCATAGACAAAAACACAAGTCACTGGGATAAGGAACATAATATCAATCTGCGTAAGCAATCGGAAATTTTTGGAGAAGCCTATGAGCTAAACTATCTAAACACAGATGGTGAATTCTCAGCAACGATTCTTAATCCACTGAATGCTTATGTTCTAGAGGATGGTACTGCTGAAAGAAATGTGGTACTGGCCTTACATACTTTTACAAAGAAATTCGATGATAAAAAATATCTGGATGTTTATACCTCTAATGAAATCTTTCATTACGAATTGGGGAGTATAGTAGCTCCAATAGGGTTAAAATTTATTGGCAGTCACGAGCATATATTTGGCAGGGTGCCTGTTGTTGTCTGCCCTGCAAACAATGAAAGAATCAGTGGTTTTCATGATGTGATTTCTCTATTTGATGCTTACAATGCTTTGAATTCTGACCTGGTTAATGAAATCGCTGATCATCGTAATGCTTACCTTGTAATTGAGAATGCCAAAATCGAAGAAGAAGATTTGCTGAAAATGAAATCCATGGGTATTATTCAAGTTCCGAATCAAGCGAAAGTCTACTGGCTTACCAAGGACATTAATGATTCTTTCGTGCAGAATGAGCTTAATAATATAGAAAGGAAAATCTTCGATTTGATGGATGAGGTCAATTTCAATGAAAACTGGGCAGCAAACACATCATCATTGGCTCTTCGAAATAAACTGCTTAATCTTGAGAATCGAGTGGCTATACGTGAAGCATACATGGAGAAGGTCATCAAGGAGCGGTTAAAAAATCTGTTTACTTTCCTCCAGAAAA